TGCTGCTGTAAGAGCGTTTCCATTTTGATTATTACAACTAAACGATGCTTGTATCTGTGTAAATACGCTCAATGATGTAAGGAGCGCAAAAACAAAAATCCAACAAAGTTTCTTCATCTTTACACTCCTATAATCAAGGTTCCAGAGTCAAATTGGACTATTTTAACTCCGGGTACTTTACCTATTCGAGCACCTTTAAAGGCTTCATTACTTCCATCAGCAGTGAAGTCTACTAAAGTTCTGCCACTCCAATCAGTAATATAGATTCTATTTCCTGACGAACCTGTTTCAGTAATCATAAAATCATTAAAAAACACATATCCAAAATACTGGAATCCAACTGGATTCGTACCTATTCCATCTTGTTTAAACTTCCAAGGATTTCCAGCTATGTCTACACTCATTTTTAAACCCTCCCTTTAGACATATTGTACTCTCCTTAGTTATAATTGTACATTACATGTAACCAGCCACCATACATCCTATATGTGCCGGCAGTTTGAGTAGCTACATCCAGTTCTAACATGTAGTTAGTTAAATCTGCAATTTCATAAACTTGACTAGCAGCCGCTACTGATACTTTCGTTACATACGGAAGTGTTTGTGTAGCCGTAGCCAAACCATTTGCAGCATTAGTAATAATAGTTGCAACTGAAATAGCAGTGTTATTTTTAAACAAAGAACTAGTCAATCCTATTGTATGAGTTGTAAGAGCTGCTCCTCCAATAAGATAAGCTAGTGTGAAATCTAAAAAGGTAATCCCCTTCGGCCTATTCGTTGTTACAGGATTTAACCAAATAGGTTTTCCGCTTGAAGTTTTGTATGGGGGTGGCCCACTTACTCCGGCTGGAGTTGTTCCCGGCCCCGCACTTGAAGAACCGAATTGTTCATAAGTTTGATCTAAAAGACCAAGCCTGTAAAGAATAGTCGATAATGAAGCTAAATAGGTTACTGTTTGTGAAGCAGCTTGATTCCAACTTATATCTCCACTTGCATTTTCAGTAAAAACAGTAGTACCTATTGGCATGAAGTCTTTCGGTGCAAAAGGTATTACACCATCTCCATATCCAGTATCACAGTCATACCTTGATTGAGTTCTGCTCATTTTTATTTCCTCTCCATCCAGCCTAAAGGCGATTCAGACACATGGGTTAGTTAGAGGATTAAAGAATTATATCTTCGATCAATCCGCCTGTATATGGTTGCAATAGTTTTCTATCTGGTTCTAGTTCTAGTTGTGGATTATTCATTATAGTCCGCATCTTTACCATATCACCCTCACCAAGAACAGATATTCCATTTAAAGCATCTGGCTTGTCTAAGTCCCAATCACATACCAAATATCCCTGTTGCCATGTCAGTTCAGAAATATGCTTTCTTCGCCAACATTTCATACAGTAATGATAAGGTGATACTTCACGACTGCGTTCTAGATTTGCCATTTAAAATCCTGTAAATACTGCCAAGTAAATTTTATATCACCTACTATGACAGTACGAGTATCAAAATCAATTCTAGGAAAGTTACTAGAAGAAAAAATCGGATGAAATATATCAAAAGCAAAAATAAATCTTTTACCTTCTACATGTTTTGCTCGCCATCTAAAATACAAATGAAAATTTCCAAGTTTTATATTTAAAATAATTTTAGAATTTTCAGTGATATTCCAATTAATACCATTTCTTAATTTTTGACCTTCTGGTATTTTATAAATCATAAAATCTCCCTATTTTGTTTAAAGGGGTCAGGGCAAAGGAGCTTCCAGAAATCCCTAACCCCTAGTCCCATCAAGTATCTTAGACGGGACAACTTATAAAATGCTCCTTTTCTTATGAAACCTCTACTCCTTGTTTTTTCAAAAATTCTATTAATTCAGTTACATTCATATTTTTAGCTTTTTCAAAAGTTCTATTTTGGGCTAATACTTTTCTTGCTTCTGGAAGATTGTTTGTATTATGTATAACATGTTCATGACCTATACCTTCGGAAAGAAATTTAATATTATCTAATATCTGTTGGTTAGTTAAATTTTGTTTGTGTGGACATTCTCCATAATGCCCCTTAGCAAAATTACAATTCATACAAAGAAGTTGATATTTATCTTTTGGCCAACCTTCTTGTCTGGCAAGTCTGTAAATTTGCTGTTCATTATACTTATCTCTCGCTGAATTACCATCATTATTTATATGATCTAAAGTAAGAAAATAAGGATTAGATTCTCCACAACATTGACATGAGAATCCAAAAGCAACAAGCATGTCATATTTTAACTTACTTCTTTCCTTTATACCTGAACATCTGTAACATATATTACCAGTACCATTTCTACGAAAATACTTTAATTCTTTAACTTCCTTACACTTTAAACACATCTTAGTATTAGGCATTTGGCCCTCCTATTGGACTGTACCATGTTTCAATCGTCCTGTCAAGAGAGCCTAAACCCTTTAAAATCAACGATTTACGGGCCGTTGCTGCCCCATGTCCCAATCCAGTGTGTGGCCCCGGCAACTAATCGCATGTAAGACATCATCTTCACGCTGCGACTATCGAAGTCATCATCATAATCATCGTCAATTGGTTTGCGCCATGCAAACTTCAACTGGTGATGTTCTTTTTCTGTAACTGCAAACCAAGCACTTGCGGAGGTAAGGAAGTGGACTACCATGTAATCCAGTTCTTCACCTAACAAGGCATTAATTTCGTTATCAGAGGTATATGGTTTTCCACCCGAACCAAGAAGTTCGCGGGCAATAAACTTGAGTTCTGGCGGAATAATTAGCATCTTTGGACGTACCATTACTGGAAGTCCAAGAGAATCAGTCATACGTTCAAATTGGTTAGACATTAGTTGTAATGCTGTAAAACTCAAATCCGCATCTGTTGCAGGACGATTTGGATAAGTTCCGGCAGCACTAATTATATTTGAAAGTCCAGGCCCAGTATTTGTAGCATTTACTCCACCAAGAAGGGGATGTTCATTATTAAATAATGAGACGCCATCAGTGGATACTACACCTGAAAAGCCCATGTTAAAGATGTTCCACGGAACCATCTCTTCCGTGAAAGCAGCACTATGTGCTAAAGCCTTTGGAGCCTGCTTAATGATGTTATACAACTCATCATCAATCAGTTCCCAAGATGCTCTACATGCCAAAGCGTATGAAAGAGGAATGTATCGTTTTGTTCCACCCTGAATAAGTTCAGTGTACGCTACATTCTCCCCTTCTGTTTTCTCAGGCATAGGGCCAAAACCTGCCCATTGTACTTCATCAAAGTATGCCTGAGTAGTATTATCCATATTGAATACCTTATCGTATTCCTTCTTCCGATGCTTCAAGTCTATAAACTCCACGAAATTACCATGAACTCCGGGGGCTAAAGACTGCATATATTTTGGACGTGCCATTGTCATAAGACAACCTCGTTAATAAATCCCTTCGGTAAAGAATTGAAAAACATATCAACCTTGTTCTATGTAAATACTGTTACAGAACTCAAAAACTTAAACCATACCCGTCCAAAAGATGTTCCGATAGGATCAAGTGGATTAAGTTCTACAATAATTACAGCAGCAGTAGCACTGCTGTAAAGATCAACGTATGCCTGTGCTGGACTTGAACTGTCAAAAGCAAGTCCTGCCTGTTTACCTTCCAAAGCAAGTGCTGTCACAGCAGTACCAGTATTGGAGTTGTCAATTTGTGCTTCAAAAAGAGTATCCCCAACAGCTAAAGTAATTACCTGACGACCATCAATCATAGGTGCGCCCGGCGGAATATTATAAGCCTTCGGTTGATTTGGAACACTTCCAAAAGTTGGAAATGCTCCCGGTGCTCCAACACTTCCAAAAGGTTGTGAAGGAGGAAGAGTTAAAAGTTCCCCTGTTGGGGGTGGCCCTTCTGTACCAGTTAAGCTGTGTCCAATATCATTACTAACACCAAGGATAGCATTAGTATATGAACTTCCATTCCACACCTCTACATAACCGCCAGCATCTAACATAAGTGGAACACCGTATCCAAAAGTCTGACTTGGTGCCTCATGTATCTGACCAGTCATAAGAGGTGCATTGCCTGACACAGTTTTCACCTGTATAATAGGTTGGTGATATGTCAAACCCGGCCCTGCCATAGTTTATGTCTCCTAAAAAGAATTACTACTTTTAAAAACTACTTCTTAAAAACTACTCACTACTTAGTTAATGCATCAATGGTTTTATCATCTGGAATGTAGATTCCAATTTTTCCACTAACTCTAGGATCATTTGGATTAAAACCTTCGGAAGAAATACCATTCCGAAGTTCTGCATCCCCTTCTTGTTTTGCAATTTTGTGAGCACCAAATCTAGTAGTCATTTGATGACTACGAAGTGCATTGTGTTTGTAGGCTCCAAAAAGTGTTGCTGTCTCAATCTTCATCAAAATTACATCATGATATTTAATCCCATCAGGATGTACAAGGATATTAGAATTAAGACCTACTACATCTTTTATTTCTGCTTTTGTAAACCCCGCCGCACATGCCCAATCAAATCTAGCACCGCCCATAGCTTTGAAATTTATCCAACGAAGTCTGTAATTAGGATCTTTAGATCTAACATCCAGAAATGTCGGAAGCTGGAGTGGCCTTGCAATAATACTCTCAGCCATAAAATCATCAAGGTCTCTTGCACTAAGATCACGAATTTCAACTTTTCCACTTCTTACATTCGAGGCCACTTCTCTTTTATGGGTATCTTCTTTAGTTTCAGTTTGTGTACTAGTTTCTTTTGTTTCCTGGTCATTAATCTCATCCAGATTAATTTTATGTCCAACTTCTCCTACCTCAGACTTCGGTTTTTCGGGTGAAGAAGGTACTGTGTTTGAAGTGTCAGAAATAGTTTGAGTCAATAAAGGATTATCTTCCACTGATGGTTGACTAACCACCCTGACATCTCCTCCTTGCATAGCCTGTCTACTTGTCATTACTTTAGGTGGTTGTCCACTCATATTATATTAACCCCATATTTACAGCATTTTCAGCATAAACTTTTTCTGAAATTCCAAGTCCTTTTGCAATTTTCTTTTGTTCATCTGAAAGTACAGGTTCTTTTTTAATATCTGTTTCCACACGAACTGAACTTCCAGTTTCAACAAAAAATTTTCCAGAACGCTGTGCTCTATCTCTCAAAATCTCGTCTTGTTTCTCTCCCTTAACTTTGTAATAAATATTCTTCCAAAACTGTTCCTGTGCTCTATCCGCCAGTCTACTTTTATCTGCGATTGCATTTATATCATCCGCAAGTAAATCAAATGGAACATCTGGATGCTTTTTATTAATTTCATCTATAGCCATTCTTTTAGATATAAGAGCACGAGTTTCTAAAGTTCCTACAACAAGTGGAGTGACTCTTTGATTAAAAGCCCCATCTGCATCCTCAGACCAGTCAATAGTCTCGACTTTAGTATCTCCACCACCACTAGCATCTCCACCACCATTATTATTTTTAGGTGGTTCCTTAGTTGCATATGCAGAAACTATAGTCTTAATTTCATTAATACCATTCTTTTGTTCTTCCGCGGCTGTTTTAATAGCCGTTACTGTAGTTTCTACAGAATCAATCTTATCTAACTTTGCCTTCACTTCCTCTGGAGTTCCACCAAAGGTAGTTTTAAAAAACTCATCAATATCTATCTCTTGCCCTTTTCTAGTCCACGGCATATTAATTCACCATCTCTTTCGTCCAAGACTCAATAAGCGCCTTGTTCTTCTGTTCCCACTGCATACGATTCTCAATTCTCTCAGGAAGTTTAATAAACAAGTCAAGCATTTCTATCGCACCCCTTTTCAAATCAGCAGTCTTTTCATCCTTGACTTTATAAATTAAATCCTCCGCAAATTGTTCCCTAACTTCTTTCCAAAAAGTTGTAAGATATTCTATCGTCCCACTATTGTACAGGTACAAGACCTGCTCCTTGTGTTTCATTATGATCTGATTGAACTTGCTCTGCTGGAAGAGTTGCTCCTGTTGTTTCAGCATCAATTCCTGCGGTGAGGGTTCTATCGAGTTGTTCTTTTCGCTGTTTTGAGACATTTTTCTGCTGCTCCTTTATTTTAGTTATTATGGCTGGCTCTGGCACCAACCTTTCCAGATCATCAAATCCGAAAACTTTTGCCATTCTCCGCATTAACATGTCATTGGCAATGATTATATTAAGCAAGTAATCTTGCATATGCTGCGGAGCTTGAGGTAAAGCTTGAAGTACCTGTGCAATCGCTTGATAATGTTGTCTGAATTGTGGCATCAACAATATCATCGTTTGCTTTTCCATCTCACGGTTAATACTTCCCGTAGAAGCTCTAACCGGGATTCTTAAAAGACCTTTTTGTACATCATCAAAGGCTATTTTAAGATATTCTCCATCCTTACCAAAATACCTAAGTCTCTTTCCAATTCCATAATATGCGTATAGTTTTTGAACTTTTCGTCCAATATCTACATGGGCATACTTTAAATCTGCTTTTCTTAAATCCCCGCGCCTATTACCTGCTTGAAGGGCTGAGAATGTAGCCTGTGCAGAGTAAATACCGCGTTTAGGATTAATAACCCCTCCACCAGCAGCAGACATACCATTATCAAGGCCAGTTCTGGCCTTGACTAGTTCTAATGCTTGGCGTTCATTATCTATTCCATTATCTGATTGGCGACCAATATTAAATACCTCAAATTCACTTTCCTTTGCGGGAAGTATAGAAGTTGGAAATAATGAAAAACTCGCATCAAGTCTAGAACTCACATCAGGATCAACACGATATATAGAAGTATTCGCAAGAGTTCCATTATCCGCATATCTATTATGTTGCGAAGATACTTCTATCTGTGAATGTTTCAACATCTCGCAATATCCAAGAGATGTAATTCCTCGGTCTGTATATCCAAGCTGTGCTACAGTAAAGATATTCTCATTATTTGGATACCAATTATACAGAGCTCTCATTGAAGTTTTAGTACTAAAATGATAGGTCTCTATAATTGATATTTTACGATCTTGTCCACCAATATTAACTATGTATGGATAATGACATTCATACAAATCCCATTCTTGTTCCAAAGTGCTATTTTGTGTATAAGCACCTGTACTTTGCTGCTTGTCCTTTTCTGTCTGTGTTGGCCCACCCCTATCAGGAGAAGACATTATTAGATCTATTTTATCCGCATCATACTTTTTAAGAAACTTTCTTTCCATCAAATCATGTTTTGTAAGTCTAAGGACGTGGTATTTAAAACGCGCAGAATCTATAGACTCCGCTCTAGGTGTGAAACCGAAATCTTCTAAAGGTATAATTGTTGGTTTTGGCCCATTTACACGATCAAATTCTGTAAAAGATGGCCCATTTTGTTCACCTATACACACACTTTCCTGTTCCAAAACCCAAGGAGTTTTAGCTGCCATATATCCATAACCTATAGCTCCATCAAAAAGTTGAGACTCGATTCTATAAAGATCGAGTTCATCTTTCTCCATAGCCATTAGATTAAGGAACTCTTCCATTGTATTACGTTTTTCCTCTGCATACATCTCTGTAGACTGATCCCCAACAAGTTCACATGGCCATACAGGAAGAACCTCATATATGGATGCCATTACTTGTGCAAGAAGAGTATCTATATTAGTGGCAATTACTTGAATTACAAGATTACTTGCTCCACGCCACGGAAAAGTTTTAGTGTCTTTTTCTGGAATCCCATCTTTTAAACGGCGCCATTCCTTAATTTTATTTTCTGTTAGAGGAACCAGACCTCTCTTAATGGAGTCAATATTCTCATAGACATAGGTATTTCTAACTTTTTCTTCTTCCGGCCCCATCTTGAGAGGTACTGGTTCGGTAAGTATCATAAAAAACTATCCTTAAAAACTTTTACTATTTTTTACTTTTTATTTTTTATTTTCCTACCTGTACTGAAACTTGTGCAGGAGAGGAAATTGTATTTGTACCTGTCTGTTGCACTGGTGTACTTGCCGCATTTTTAAACATAGACCCAAATTCAAAAAATATCGGAACCAATGCACTCGCTACCTGTGCTGCCGCTGCTGCTTCTTGCTGTGTCTGAGGATTAGATGTTGCCGACTGTGCAAATGCCCCTGCCGTTGCCACAGCAGTTTGTACAGCATTTATATGATCTCCACTTCCCCATTCACTTACAATATTAGCTGTCTGTGAAGCTGCTGTAACAGCTACGCCTAGAAGTTTTTGAAAATTCGCAAGATTAAAAGCCATAATATTTGAAGTCTCCTTTGTTAAAATATTTTGTAACTGCCAGTTGTGTTGATGTATTACTACTGTTGTTCTCTTTTTAAATGGATTCCACATACAATTTACAACTATTTAAACAAGTTTGTAAACTTCCCACCTACAACATCTAACAAAAATGCTAAAAGTCCACATCCAAACATAATACGTCCGATTTCAGCTACTTTGCCATTAGTGCTAAGAGCATAAATTAAAACTCCTATAATGGCAACTAGTAAACTTAGATAGATTATCACTATTGGCCTCCTTTATTCTTTCCACGCATACGTTGAATAACTTCTAAAGTATGTGTGAATAAAAACAATGCTATTGGAAGTAACATTCCAAGTACCGCTTCCTGCCTAGTCTCTATTACTGAAAGTCTTTCTCCAAGTTTAATAGATTCTAAATTCCCAACTCTTTGTTCTAAATTAGTTAATCTCGCCTCTGTCGAGGATATTCTCTCTGGGAGAGTTTGTTGTACTATGGCATGATTGTTTGTAAAAGTAGAATGTTTAAACACTAGAGGTGCAAATCCTAGCATCATTACAGCCATTATACAAGCACAAACTATTTTCACAACACCTGCTAAAGATAAATATGGAAACATTTTACTCTTCATCCAGTACGTCAGTTGTTGGCCTCAACTTATCCTCCCTGACTTAATATCCCGCCTGATTGAGTTGATCGAGCGGATAATTCTGCATCTGTCCTCTAATAAAATCCATAACTTCATTTCTCGTAGCACTATTATTTAACCATACTTCCGGCCCATAAGATAATGTATCCAAAATATCTATTGTTCGTCCATTAGGATAAGACCCATATTCTGTAACAAAATCTTGATGTGCCATGCGCCGTATCCAAACTTGACCTTCTGCAAAATAAGGATTAAGAGCCTCTATTCTTTTGGCCTTCGCATTGGCACTAGTATCAATTTTTAGTGGTATTACTCTAAGTTTCCTTTTTTCTATCTTATTTCTATAATCTAAGTAGAACTTGAGTATTCGCTGAGCGGCAACAACTTCGAGGTAGAATTTGTCGAGACGCCAGAAATTAGCCACGCTGTAAATTTTTTGGATGAATTTTTCATAATTACAAGATTCCGCCCAGCAATCCAAAAGGTATATTCGTTGGGGTATGTCAACAAGTTCTCCTCTGTCATCTCTGACTTCTCGTTTTCGTTGCACACCCGTAACTGTGATAGCATGTCTACAACGTCCCTGATTTCCTGCATGGTTTGGATCAACTATCATGTGAATAGAGAGATCGGAGGGATTTAGGTCTTTGATTGTCTCACCTTCAAAGACCTCATGACATATACGAGCGCGTCTGTCAGTTTGAGAAAGAGGTAAAAGGTCGTAGTAACGAAGCCATTTTTTATCAAAAAGGGCTACACCGGGAGCAATGGGGTTGTTTAGGTATTGACAAGAGTAATAGTAAAGACCAAAACGAGGTATTAAAGATTCTAACTTCTTTTTAGTCCATTCCAATGGAAATATTGATTCTCCTGCTGGATGTGCAGCGCAACAACCTCCAAGGGCTGAATGAGTAGTTACATGAAAATCCTTCTCATTATCTCTAATCCATTGGTTTAAATCCTTGCAAGACCACCTATTTCCAACTACAATCTCATCATTTGTACGATTTCTTAACAATGGGTCAGAATCAAAAGCGCCTGGAAGTAATCTATGATAATTTATTGTATCTGCCATTACAACTTCTGAATCTATAGCATCTCTTCCAACAAGGTCATCTTCTACAACTCTTTTATAGTGTCTTGACTGAGTGGCACTTCCTACAGATAGGAAATCATACGTTCCTTCACCATTAGGGGATTTTTTAGTTCTTTTTTGCATTAATGAAGATGCACCCCAAGTACAAGAACTATCTGGAAGTATTTCTGGAAATAAAGACCTAAAAAAATCATTAGATTCATAATGCCATCTGATACGAGCACCTAATTTATTAATATTGTCTTTATTTTCAGAAACAATTAAAGTTCTTGAATCTTGTTCATGCACCCAATTCATCCACCTAATCCATTCATCTCCATATCCCATAGCCCTCATGTATTGTTCATCTTCATAACTAAAGGGAAGTGACCACCATATTGGGCCACCTTCAGTAAATATGGTGGATTTAAAAAAGTCGCGAGGAATTTCAATGACTTCTTTTAAAACTTCCTGTTCTATTAATCCCGCCATGTAAGAGTGAAGAGGATCATAGAGTCTATGACGACGAAGACCTATCTTTATAAGATAGTAAGCTGACCCAAGACAATTTAATCTGTGCGCAATTCTCTTTAATTTGTCTGTCTGACACAAATTTATGTCTATGATCTGCCACTTTTGGCTCTCGGTAAGAGGAAGGGGTGGAATTTGAGAGAAAGTTTCCATTAAACTAAGTTACAACTTTTGAAACAGATTCTTCTGCAGGTTTAGGTGTTTCTGTAGTATTCGCCACTTCTGTCTCCACTGTTTGCGTCTCTGGTGTCGTATTCAAACCATTTTCATCTATGTAAGCATCTATTACTGTATCCTTTGTTATCCCCATCCACTTATCAACTTCAAATATATAACGTCCAACATTATTTTCACTGGAAGGTGCATATTTATTAATAGCTTGCTCTAATGTCAGACCTTCATAAGCACTATGCAAAA